ATTGTACGTCTCATAAGTTGTTTCCCGATCCTTAAATAAAGCGTTTAATTCATCAAGATAAGGCTCTACAAGTTCTATAGATTCTCTTGTTAGTTCTCTTGTTTTTTTGCGATTATTTAAAATTGATTGCTGTACGATAGCGGCGGTTTCTACTTTTTGTTCTACGCTGTCAGATTTTACCCCGTCAAGGGCATCAACCATGACCTGTTCAATTCGTTCTCGGATCGAACCGTCGTTAACTACTACTCCTTCAATTTCAGCAGTGGATAGTCCCGTTTTTTGCCCGATAGCTTTAATTTTCTCAAGATAAGCTTTGTCAGCTTTTTCCCGTGCTTCTAAGTATTCCTTGACTGTTTCATTTTCCTTTGGATTAATCCCGTATCGTTTTAAAAACTTAATCCCAATTTCCCCATTTTCTTCAGTGGCAATTGTATCTATCTTTTCTAATAAAGCATCATTGTCTTGGATATAATAAAGCCACTCTTTTTTTAAAGGAAAAAAGAATGTTTCATTAAATTTCAATTTGCCCAATACGCTTAACTTCGCCATTTATTTTTACCTTTTGATTTCTTTTTGCACTTTGTTCAGTATTGAGCCACAGAGGATCAATGATCACAGATACCTGTATTCTTTCTTGGTTTTTTGTTCCGTCTGGTGGTTCGATTAATATCTTTTCTTGTTGACTTATTTCTCGATCAAACGCACCGAAAGAAAACCAGAGGTAATTATTGATTATTCTAGAATTGACTAACATTACCTCTTGGTCTTCATCAACAAGGAGTTTAACTATTTTAATTGAGGTCATCAGCTACATTAGGAGAGAATGGCGACGTTGCCATCGGTTTAATGTCAAACACATTGCCACTAATAGTTAGAGTTACGTTTCCTTGTAGGAAATTGCCTTTTTCACCACTAACATTTTGGCTAACATTTGTCTGAAAACCTAAGCCGCCGCGCTGTCCCATATAGACAATTTCGAGATAAATTCGATCACCTTTTTGCTCTGCGGCCTTTATGATTTCATATCCAGGATCACCAAATACAAGCGGACCCGATACCGACCCAGTACTCATGATTTCGGAGATAAATTTCTCCACCGCCATTTCACCAAAGACGGAATCAGTAACCTCGGTAGAGGAGGTGTCAACGTTAAAGGTCTTAGCGCTCAAAAAAGGAACCCAAGATTTAATTGTGCATTTTTGAGCAGGAGTAGCAAGGGTAGTAGCAATTTTGGAAGGTTCGATCTGGATTGCTGTCTGGGTTAATGTGGTCGTTTTTGTTCGGACGATTACATAATCACCGGCAGTCCCCACATAAATTAAAGTGCCAGCATATAAAATTCGGCCAAAACCCCCAGTTGCCACGGTAAGAGTGGAATCACCTAAGACGATTGCACCACCTAAATCGGCTACTCGTGTGGAAGGTTCCTCTCCAAAACCATAAGGGCTAGAGATAAAAAATCGCGTATCACGGCTAGGGGTGAGGTTGTCACTCCGATTTAATTCTAGAATTTGATTCGACATTCTAATCACTGACTAAACTTTTCTAGTTATATTGTACTATAAAAGATTAGTAAATGTGTACTCTAGAAGTCTAGAAGTCTAGCAGTAGTGATTTTAAAGGTCGCTTTTGGTCTGATAATCCCCTCAGAAGTTTTGGTATAGGGAATTAAGCGAGGCTGATCTAGAAAATTCCAGTAGCGAGAAGATTTAAGCCTTTCAATCACCGGTGTTAGGGATTTCTCTAGATTGTACTGTTTTAGGGTAATGTAATAGTTATTTATACCTACGGTATATCCTAGTAAATTTTCGTGATAAGGATTAGGCTCTCTTTGAATAATTGCTTCGATGCCGCTATTAGGTTTTACTTTATAGTTAGGGGGTAATTCAGGAGGCTCTACCCAAATAGCATCAATTTCTTTTAAATTTTGCCCTGTAGGGCTTGTTATTTCGTATTTACCTAAGTCAGCGCCGATAAGTATCTTTAAATTGTTTCTAATACCTAATAAAATATTTCTTAATTCTGATTCACTCATTTAATTTTTCCTTTAAGATTTCACTATAAGCCTCAATTGGATTATAGTCTTCTATAGCCGTGTCGATAAAAGGTCGGGCGGGAACATCTGTCACCGTCCCATCGTTACGCTCTATTTGATACCCTTCATGGACAAGAGCGGCATGATCAGCCGTGTAACCGATTACTTTATAGGTATCCGATACATCTTCAATAAATTGGCTATTTTTTAGCTCACCTGTATCTACAATGTCCCGAGGTGAGCCAACTACACTACCATTTTTTCGTACAGTCTCCCGTGGCCAGTTCCATTTAGTATCTTCTACCTGAAAGTTAATCTCTTGGGCAAACTCGGACACCATCTCATTAAAAGACTCAATGGCTAATTGTCTTCCTAGATTCCAGTTAATCATTAAAAAATAGCTGTAAGGATAACTTACAGCTATTATAGCAACTTTAGACTAACCGATTACGGATAGTCAACTCTTATGTCTCGTGGTGAGATATTAATTTATCATTAAAGACTCAAACAATTCTTTAAATTTAACGTTTCTCCATCCTTTTTGAGTTCTGAAAAAAGTTGTAACTCATCGTTAATACATCTTAAGTTCTGAAAAAAGTTGTAACTCATCGTTAATACATTTTGCGGTTTGTTTACCAATAGTTTCTATGCCTTGAGTTAAGGAATCCGAAAAAGTCTTACATTTTTGCGTGTAAGTTTTTTGAATAAACCACTGCCCGCAATTGCAGTCTTTCTCGTCTATTATGTATCTTACCTGAAAAGATACATATTCTACGCCATGATAATTAATATCTGCCGAGAAACTTGAGTAACTCTTCCAAAACTTACACTCTTTTTCACTTGAACTAAAAACTTTTAAAACTTGTTCTTGAAACTCTTGAAATGATAGCATAATTACTCCCGTTGATTTACTACTTTAGTTTAATAACTTGACCAGTCTCAACACATATAGCTTCAAAATACAATAACTTGTCTCGTCGATTGTAATACTCAAAAATTTTGGTAACATCATCTTCTGTATTTATATTGCAAGAATACTCTTGGAGTATTCCTTCTTTGTTGTATATAATAGCCCCGGTAGTAAAAGTTTGGTGTTTAGGATTGCCATCTTTATCTTCTTCTGCAAAGATTAATTGAAACATAATTACCTCTGTTGATTTGTGGTTAATAACTGATAACTAATAACTAAAATTACTCGGCTAATTGTCGCACACCACCCGAAAACCGATATTGTAGTCGCGGTCGGCGCGGCGGTTGTAGTTGATACGGAAAGCGGAACGGCAGTCACATGGATTGCTGCCCCAGGAACTGCCCCGCAGACATTTTCGAGACTGAGAACGATTATCATTATCAATCCACGCCGTGCTATCGTCTTTGCACCACTCCCAAACATTACCACTCATGTCATAAAGTCCCCAACCATTAGGCTTTTTCTGTCCTACGGGATGAGTTGTGCCATTAGAATTTTTGCTATACCAAGCGTAATCTCCTAACTGATTAGCATCATCACCAAAATAATAGCGAGTAGTTGTCCCGGCACGACAAGCGTATTCCCATTCCGCTTCTGTGGGTAGGCGATAGGTTTTTCCGGTTATTTGACTCAATTTCTGACAAAAAGCTTTAGCATCGTCCCAACTAACCTGTTCTACTGGATTTTGGGGATTATTTTTAAAGTAAGAGGGATTGTTTCCCATTACTTTTTGATATTGTTCCTGAGTCACTGGATATTTCCCAATCTTAAAACTACCAATTTCTTGATCTTGACTTGCTGGTATTTCTACTATTTCAATTTTAATCGTCATTTCTTACTCCTAAGTGTTTTGTTTTTGACGGATGATAACTGATAACTGATAACTAAACTATCACTTTATTAACTGTTAACAAACTGTTTATCTAGAAACTGTTTATCTAGATCGGCAAGCTGTTTATCTAGCTTTGCCCGCTTGTCGAGCAAATACTCATAGAGTAATGAATATTCTTCGATA